GGGGCCGGGGTTTGGGGGGTTAGGGAAGGGGCGAGACACCGATTGACCGGACAGGTAGCGTGTTTGCACGTCCGCAAGAGATTCCTCCAGACCGATTGGACTGATTCGGGAACGCGAAAAGCCCCCTCACAAATCAGTGAGGGGGCTTCTCATTTGCGGGGATTCTCTAGGGGGATGGCTCCTAGAGAATGCCAGCCTTCTTGAGAGCCATCACCTTCTGGGCCTTCTCGGGGCCAAAGGCTGCCACGAGCACGGCCATTTCGTCCGTCTCGGCAGGCTCCGTGGTCGCAACGGGGGGCGTGGTCGCGCCCTTCACCTTGCGCCCCTTTGCGGCGCGCTTGGTGAACTCGCCCGTCACTTCAGGGGCGACGGTGTGCACAACAGGCTTCTCCTCGATGAGCGACAGCCTGATTTCCTGGGTCCGCATGGACCGCCCCGTCTCCGGGTCGGTCAGGTACACGTCAGAAACATACAGGCGTGCCCGCTGCCCGTTCTCCAGCATGACGATATTCCCGGGGATGGTCATGTACTGCCTCCCGGACTTCTCGGACGTGTGGGAGCCGGTCTTGACGTTCTTCAGGGAGAGGACAGGAATGGCATTCTTGTTCATGTGTGATTCTCGCGTGTTTGGGCCGGTTGATTCCGGCGGGGGGCAATAGAGCACGCGGCGTGCCAACGATCGGTCGCAGTGATTCGCAGTGATTCCGCGGGGTTAGCGAGGGTGCGTAAACCCTTTCGCTGCGAAATGACGCGGCGCAGTGCGAAAGGCGCTACGCACCCCGGCGTGGTGGAACGGGCGCGCGCGATAATCAATCGCGCGCACGCACACGCACGCGATGATAAATCGCGCGCACACGCGATGATTAATCAGACTAATCAGATAGATCTAGAATCATACCCCCCTACCCTACTGACCCCACCCCTACCCTCTCATATATAGGGTGATCCATACGCACTAAACCCATCCAGAGGACCCGATTCCTACTCACAGATCCGACGAGCCACTCCGTCGTTGCCATCACTTCTCTTCCCATGCGTCCACGGGCGAATCGGGGCGGGGGACCACCCCCGTCCGCGTGTACCACTCCACGGCCCCGCGTGCGTAGCGCGCGAGGAGCTGGAGGCTGTTGCTCTCGTCCACTGCCCGGATGCTGCCGCCCTCCTCCAGCGGGATTTTGGAGGTAAGCAACCGATACAGGATGGTCCAGTCCATGAGGGACAGAGAGAGGATGGGTCCCTCGTCGTCCTTTCGCGGGAGCCTCACCCCCATGAGCAGCACGTTCGATGCGTAGTCCAACTCTTTCAGATCATCCTGGCTCACCATCATCACACCCTTCGCTTCAACGTTGTTGTGACGCATAGTTGACTCCTTTCCTACTCGTAGGTTACTACTCCCGGACATGGCCAGAACAGCCACGCCCGTCTATGGGCGTACCCCCGCCCACAAACGTCCGAAGGGGGACACCCCCCTGTCGATCTGGTTGGAGCGCACCGGCACCACCAAGTTCACCTTGGCGAAGGCGCTGGGATGCGATCCGAAGATGGTCGGCCGGTGGGCCGATGGCAGAGCCCTCCCCGGGCTCGTATACGCGATCCTCCTTGAGCGGGTGACGCAGGGCGGGGTCCTCGTGTACTCATGGGAGGCCACCGACCTGTTCAGGCTCGCCAAGAACAACAATGGGGTCGATTGGGAGACTCTGAACGCTCAGCGAAAGGCTGAGCGTAAGCGCAACTGGAGGCGGCAGAGTGGGAAAACTTAGATCCAAATCAGCCAAGAAGGGCGCCCTCGGGAAAACCGAGATCCAGCAGAAGCAAACGGAACGCTTCTACGTGTGCCCCAAAGGCCACAGGCTACCCCACCAGACCAACAGGGGGAACTGCACCCCCGATTGGTGCGCCGGAAGGGCGGGAAAGGACGCCAAACAGCCCGCTACGCTGGCCAAGAGGATCGACGAAGTGCCCGCTTTGGCGGGGGTCGAGGAGCAAAATAGGATCGTCAAGGCCGAAACCCGCCGCAAGGCGCGCCTCAAGGCGGTCGAATTCCCCGAAACACCCCTTGAGGGGGGCGCTGCCGAGGAGTGGGCCGACAAAGAGATCATCAAACTGCTCCCCGAAGCAGTCGCGGAGCTGAAATTCAACCTCCGCTACGGTGATGACCAGCAGCGGGAGAAGGCCGCCGACAAGATTTTGGCCGCTACGGGGCGGGGGAAGAAGGAATCTGGCGGTGGCGGGGCCATTTTCAACGTGGTGGTGGGCGCCGGGAGCATCCCGGGCGCCCCTCCGGTGCCATTCTTGCAGCGCGTCCAGCCCCAAAAGCTGGGAGAGGGGGGTGAAAAATGACTTTGGATCAAGAAATAGAGCGGTTTTGCGAGGGTTGTGAGCGTCGGCGGGTGTCCCGGCTGATCGTGGTGCAAATTCCCACCGTCAGGCCCGTCAAACAGAACCTCTGCACGGACTGTGAGATGTTTTTGAGCACCATTGGGATCCGCGTGAAGCGAAAACTTCTCTGCAACTCCCTCAACCGGGGCAAGGTGAAGCAATGAGGAAGTCTGCATACGAGAAATTGATCGAAGCCCGCCGCAAGAAGCAGACCGAGGAGGCTGTCACCTATGAGGACATCCGCCTTTTGCTTCTCGACGGGGACCGTCCGAAGGATCAGAGGCAAGCCAATCCCACCCAGCGGGCTTTCATGGACGATCCGACCCGTGTGAAGGGCTACATGGGGGTCGTTGGGTGCGCCAAGACATCCACAGGCTGCGCGGGGGCATGGCTTCGGGCGCTGTTCCAGCCCGGTTCACAGGGGCTCATCGCGCGGGCCAATTACAACGACCTGATGGACACCACGGCCAAGCGCATGACGGAGATGCTGAATCGTCTGCCGAAGGGTGTCTTGTTGGATCGAGACAAGTCCCCTCCGATGAAGTGGTACGTGGAGAGCATCCCCACCATGAGCCCGGAGGGGGACATTCTTTGTGACGATCCATCACAATTCACCTTCATGGGGCTCACCGACGGGCTTGGCTCGTATGAGTTTGACCACATCTTCATCGACGAGTTGACAGAGGTTGAGCGTGCCCGCTTCCATGAGGCGGATGGCCGCCTTCGGAACATTCCCCGGAGCTGGCCCGAGGGGGTGGAGGCTTACAGCCTCAGCGGGGCGTTCAACCCGCCGTCCAAGGATCACTGGCTCTATACGGTCTGCACGGGGCGGGACTATCAGGACAGGCTGATCGAGAAGCCCATCATGAAGCTGTACCAGCCCCTGCCGAATGAGAACATTCGCAATCTACCGAAGGGCTACTACGAAGAGCTTCGCAAGACCATGCCCAAGGACATGGCCCGCCGGTTGATCGAGGGCCAGTGGGGCAGCACCTACAAGGGCAAGCCGGTCTATCCACAGTTCAGCCATGAAATCCACGTCAGGGATGACGTGTACAAGCGGTACGATCCGTACTCCACCCTGTTTCGCATGTGGGACTTCGGCTTCCGACATCCGGTGTGCATCTTCGGGCAACTCGACATGGAGGGCCGACTGCTCATCATGAAAGAGATCGTTGGGAAGAATCAGGACATCCACGAGTTCGCCCCCTACGTCAACACGATGACGAACAAGTGGTTCCCTCATGCCCGGGACATCATCGACTACGGGGATCCCGCCGCCCGCCAGAAGAAGGACACGGGCAGCACCCTGATGGCCCTCGCCAAGCACAACATCACCCTTCGCTACAAGATCACCACCATCGACGAAGGGCTCCGCACCATCCGTCTATGGCTGGAACGGCTCATCAACCACGAGCCCGCCATCCAGTTTGATCGTGAGGGATGTCCCGTCCTGATTGCGGCGATGGAAGGCGGGTATGCCTACCCCGAGGACTTGGGCGGGACCGCCGACCACAAGCCGGTGAAGGACGGCTTTTATGATCACCCGGCTGACGCATTCAGATATGGCTGCGTGAACATCATCGGGACCAACGTGGACTACGCATCGGTCTCGGGCTTGCCGCCGTCTGTCGAATATGATGCTAATCAGGACCCGGAGCGCCACGGGAGAGGGGGCCTCATCGTGGGCGTGGGCACAGGCTTCGACAGCATCAATCCTGATCTCATGGAGTTGATCAAGAAGGGACACCTGTAAATGAGCAATGACATCTACCAGCCTCTCGTCGAAGTCGGGCCGAACGAGGAGGCAGAACCGGGGACGTTCGGCTCGGCCATTCCCAACCGTCTCCTTCCCAAGCCGATCAACTTCGCGGAGCATGAGGACGTTCGGGCATGGTGCCGGGACCAGCTCTACCCGATTCTGGTATGGACCCGACACGATCGGGCCAATCAGGAGGAGGAATGGCGGGCCATCCGCAACATGAACCTCCTGAAGCATGACGACGGGCGCCGCTACCACGGACGGAGCGATGCCTACCTGCCGGTGTATCGGAACAACCGACGCACCCTGATCAATCATCTGTCTCGCGGGCTTTTCCCGTCCGACGAGTACATGGACGCTACCGATCGTGTCGGGAAGGACTTGGAGTTCGCTCGCTCGGCCAAGATCTACGCGCAATGGGAGCTGGAGTACAACGCCCGCCTTCGCACCAAGATCAAGCCTGCACTCGGCAGCTTGGTTGACTTTGGCACTTCGGTCCTGAAGATCTGGTACAAGAAGGAGCTGCGTCGGGTGGGGCGTGGCGTTGTCATGCCCCGGGTGGATGGCTCTAACGATACCATCTACGGGCTGCGCAAGAAGAAGGTGTATGACGGGCTCGCAGTGTCCCCGCGCAACCTGTTCAACTGGTACATCTACCCGACCACTGCCGAGTGTCTGGATGACGGACAGATCATCTTTGAGGACATAGAGGTCCCGTATGGCTACGTGAAGAACATGGAGCGGCTGGGGCGTTGGAAGAACGTCGATGCCGTTCTCAGCCAGTGGGAGATCCAGCAGAAGCTCCGGAACGATACCGACCTGTTGGATGTCCGGGCGGGCAGTACGGTCCCGGGGCGTGGGCTTCCCGAGGTGGGTACACTCTACCCGCTGACTGAGGTGTGGACCTTCATGGAGCTGCCCGATGCCGCCTACTTGGCGGACGAGGAGAAAATCCCCATTCCCGTCCGTATCGTGCTGGTGGGGGACATCCCTATCGAGGTGACGCGCAATCCGTTCTACCACCAGAAGCCGCCGTATGCGGCTGGACGGATCGACTGGGAGCAGGGTTACTTCTACGGAAGCGGGGAGGGTCTGACTACCCGCTGGCTCCAGTACCTCGCCAACGACTTCGCCAACCAGTCGAACGACAACGGCATCATGGCGCTCAACCCGGTCAGCATCATCAACCCCGGGCTCATGATTGGCGTGCCCCGTCCGTTCAGGCCCGGCGTGACGTGGTGGAGCACCGACGTTCAGAACGCCGTGAAGTTCGACCGCCCCCCGTATGAGCAGGTCCAGTTCGGGATCCAAATGATGTCCATGTACCTGAACATGGCGAAGGACATGATGGGCACGCCCGATGTCCTTCAGGGCGTCCGCGCCGAGAAGACGGCCACCGGCACCCAGATCCTTCAGAAGAACGCGGGTGGCAGGATTCAGGACATGGTTGAGGACTTCGAGTCCGAAGTCATGCAGGTGATCCTGGAAATGCTGTGGTGCAACGCCCAGCAGTACCGTGACAAGGAAGTGCTCGCCACTTTCGGTGGGCAAATCGCCCAGATGCGCCCCGAGGACTTCGCCCGGGACATCACCCTCCGCTGGATGGCCAGCTCTCAGGCCACCAACAGCCAGATCCGGGCACAGAACGCGATTCAGTTCATCAACGCCATCATGCCCGTCGTCCCGTTCCTCAATCAGTTGGGGTACGTGGTGGACTTCCCTGTCCTCCTCAAGCGGATCTACAGTGACGGGTTCGGCTTCAAGGGCTTCGACGAATTCATCAAGCCCGCTCAGGCCATGCCCGGTCAGGTGCCGTTCGGCCAGCAGGGCACTCAGAGCCCGATGGCAGAGCAGATGGGAGGCATCATGCAGGAGCAGGGTGATAGAGCTCGGTCGGCTCTGGAACAGCTTGGCGGGATGATGGGTCCGGGGGCTGAAGCAGCCCCGGGAGAGGCAGAAGACTTCATGGACGTTCGCTCGGGAGCCGATGACATGGCCGCAATGCTTGGGGGTCTGATGAGATGAAGAAGTTGTCGCCGGAAGATGCCAAGGAGCTTCAGGAACTCCGCACGGATTTGATCAACATCGAAACGATGCTCAAGTCCGAGGGTTGGAAGATGTTCGCCAAGGAATTTCGGTCACACGAAGAAGTGGCCTACAACCAGATGGTTGGATCGGACAACGCTGTCATCACACACAAGGCGACGGGGGCCTATCACGCCTGTCGCAATGCCCGCTTCTGGCCCGAGGTACGAATCAAACTTCTCCAACAGAGAATCAGGATCCTACTCGGAGAGGAGTGATTTCCAGAGGAGAACACTCTGGGACTTGCAAGTCGTCCCCTGAACGGTGCAGTATCCCACACACTACACCCGCCGCCGGGGTCTATCGGGCGTTTGGAGATACCACATGGACATCAAAACCAATCCGCAGGAAGGGCAGCAGGGCGAGGGGATCCAGCAGCAGGAGGAGAATCAGCAGCAGATGATCCCCATCGAGCGGTACCAGCAGCTCGAATCCCGGGTCAACCAGATGATGGAGCAGAACCAGCGCCTCATGGCACAGCAGACGGAGCTGCTTGCACAAATCGCGGCCCAGAAGGTCCAGACTGCCAGCAACGAGCCGGACCCGCTGGAGGACATGGACCCTGATGAGATCCGCCGACAGCAGGCCCTCATCCAGCGGTACATGGACCCGCTGACCAAGAAGCTCGATCAGCTCGCGGGCATTGTCGGCCAGACCGTGACCATGAGCCGGTTCGAGCAGGCCAAGAAGGCGGTGGCCGATCCTGAGGTGGTGCAGCGGGCCGAGCATTTCCTCAAGAGCTGGTCGAAGGATCCGTCCAAGGGTGGATGGTCGGCGGAGGATGCCATCATCTACGCGGCGGGCGAGAAGGCGCTGAAGCAAGCGATGTCGCGCAACCCCGCGATCAACGAGCGGAACCAGTTCAACACCATGGGGGCTCCCATCGTGTCGCAGCCCGGGGGCAAGGGTGCTCCCGGCAAGAGAATCAACGTGGACGACCTGCCCATCGATGAGCAGATCGCCTACTACGAGAAGGAAATCGGCGACCTTCCTCTCTAGTGAGCATGGGGCTCTCTGGAGTGGACGGTCTATGAAACAAGGAGAGGGGAAGTGGCAGACTACTCGCAGAACCAGACCAAGAGCACGACGACCCAGAGCGATCAGGAGAAGTACCTGAGCGCACGTCTGCTCCAGATGGCACACCTGAAGCTGGTGGCGGCGTCCCTGTGTGACAAGGAGACGCAGCCCCGAGGAACTGGCCTCACGGCGTACTTCGTACGCTACAAGAGGATGAACGTCCCGCTGACCACGCTCAGCGAGGGGGTTCCTCCTCCCAACAACACCATCAGCGTCGAGCAGCTCACGGTGACGCTGGACCAGTGGGGTGACGTCATCACCATCACGGACGTTGCGGAGCTGACCACCAAGCATCCGCTGGTGAAGGCCGCGACCGACCGCCTGAGCGACAACGCCCAGCGGGTCATCGACCGCGAGGTGCAGCTCGTCATGCTGGCGGGCACCAACGTCACCTACGGGGACGGAGCGGTGGTGAGCCGGAGCGCCATCACCACGTCCATGAAGGTGACCGATGCCGGGATCATCGCCCGGCGCATCGCCCTAGGCAACGCCGGGTGCCCTCCGCGCGAGGGGCCGGGCAACATGGACGAGCTCGCCAAGGGGCGCCCGGCCAAGGGGACCCTGCTCGGCGGTGCGAAGTACGTCGCCGTCACCGGGCTGGAGGTGTCGGGGGACATCCAAGTCACCGCCGCCTCTCAGGGCCTCTGGGTGGACATCGCCCGCTACCAGAACGCCAACGCCGTCTACAACGGGGAGGTGGGGACCTACCTGAACTTCCGCTGGGTGGAAACGAACTTCATGCCGCGTTTCTCCCGGCTGGGAGATGCGACGACGGGGCCACTCGCCTCCGGGGCCTCGATGGGCAGCAACGCGCCCACCGTGACCGCCTCCATCACCGGCGGCAGCCTCTCGTCCGGCACCTACTACTTCAAGGTGACCCGGATCGACAAGACCCGGGGCTTCGAGGAGGACATCTCCGAGGAGCGGACGATGGACATCGCCTCCGGCACGAGCGGATCGTTCTCCTTCGACTTCAGCACCGCCACGACGGGGTACGTGTACAACGTGTACTTCGGCACCGCGACCGGCGACGCCAACCTGAAGCTCGCCGCGCAGTACGTGGAGGCGGGAGACACCGTGGTAATCACGGACCTGCCGTCCAGCACCACCACGGCCCCTGCCGGCCTGAACCTCACCGGCCCGGTCACCCGGATCTACCCCATCTACATGCTGGGTGATCAGGCGCTCGGCTGGGTCGGGCTTCAGGATCTTCGGTTCTACATCACCGGGGGTGAGCCGGTGAAGGGCTTCGATCCTCTCGGGCAGCTCCGGCAGCTCGGGTACAAGTTCATGGGCAAGGCCCTGATCAAGGATCAGACCCGTCTCCTCCGCTGGGAGGTGGCCTCCAACTTCTAGTCCCGAGTCTGGAAGCTGAGAGGTAGTAAGCGGATCGTCAGCTAGGCACCACCCCCCGCCTAGCTGACGATCCAATTAGTACCCCACAGCAGAAGGAGAATACGGTGAGCTACGACAAGAAGAATCCGAACAACCAGCAGCCTGACGTCAAGGAGATCGTCAAGGACGTTCTCAACGAGACGCTGCCCGCCGCCATGATGGCAGCAGCGCAGATGAACGCCCAGACCATGGCCAAGATGTTGGGCGTCGATCCAGACCGTGAGAAGCGGTTGGAGGAGGAGCAGCGCAGGAAGATGGCCGCCCGCGTCCAGTGCGAGGTGTGTGGTCAGTCGGTGGGGGCATGCGGCGGCTGGGGGCCGGAGCGGGACAAGGACGGGAAGGAGCTCTCCCGTGAACAGCGCGCGGCCCAGAACCACGTCAAGATGTACGTGGGGCCGAAGAACACCCGGCGTCTGAAGGCGTTCCCGGGGATTTTCCTGAACGGGGTCCAGTACATCTCGTCCCGCCCCGGCCAGCTCATCTGGGTTCCCAAGGGCACGGACTTCCCCCGGGTAATCGACGAGTGGGAACGGTCTGAGGAGGAGATGACCACCGGGCGGAAGGTGGAGCACAATTCCGGCATCATCACCCCCAACAACCAGAGTGGCTTCCGGGAGTACCGGGGCGCGGGCTTCCGCCAGTAATCAAGCTGACGGAGAACAGGAGGAGTCATGGCGAAGAAGAACCAGAAGCCGCCCGAGGGCACCATCACCTCGGAGTCGATCCAGCCTTCCGCCCCCGAGCCCGAGGCGCTGTCGGCTCCGAAGAAGATCGACGTTCCGGATGACGGCTATGTCGTGGTCGATCTCACGCAGGATGTCATCCTGAACGGCCAGCGGTACATCGGCGGGAACAAGGCCCGCCTGCCCAAGGCTGCCTTCGCGGTCTGGAAGAACGCCGTGAAGGACATCCCCGAGGGGATGTAGAAGTTCCAAGGGAGGGACGGTCATGGGACAGTTGACGCGGGCACAGATCGTATCGGAGGGGCTGCTTGCTGCGGGAGACAGCAGGCTGACTAGCCGGGCTAACGTGTGGTTGAATGCCTGGCTTCGATCTCAATACGCGGCCTTCCCATGGCCGTTCCTCCTGCGGGAGAAGGCAGGAATCACCCTCTCCAGTGGGAGCAACAGCTTCCAGATTGGAGCGGGGGAGGGCGGGGTCGCAGCCGAGATTCGTCGGATTGTCGATCCGATCCATCTCTACACCGCTGCCAAGAGCACTCGCACCCAGATTCGCATCCGGTCGGCAGTGGAGACTGACCTGCACAGCGACCCCGACCTGAACGACCCCACCAACCATCGGGGCTTGCCCACCGAGGCCCGCGTCTACGCAGACGCCGCTACGTGGGGCAAGTGGACCGTGCAGTTCGACAGGTGGGCCGATCAGACCTACCTCGTCAAGCTGAAGTATTACGAGCAGCCCGCCGATCTCACCTCGGACTCGGACAAGCCGCTCTACCCGAACGACCGCACGCTCATGAAGGCAGTGGAGACTGAAGCCCTCCGCTACAAGAAGGATCCTTCATGGCAGAGCGAGCTGAACGTACTCGCCGCGATGGTGGTTGACGACCGGCTGAAGTTCGGGGAGGTGCCCGGACAGAACGACTGGATGACCTTGGATCCCACTGTTTTTAGGTGAGCTATGCCCACAGAGCTGAAGCCCCTCAACTTCCTCGGAGGGGTGAATCTTTTCCACCATCGGAGAAGGATCGCTGACAACGAGGCCAGAAGGCTGAAGAATCTGGTGCCGACCGAAGCGGGCATCCTCGACAGGCGGGGAGTGCTCGCTTGGTCGCGTAATGTGTACTCCGGGATGCTTAGAAACAACATTCTCGGAGCGTTCGTTCCACCTTACGCGACATTTTTCGACATCGGATATTATATTCACGATCCGCAATTTGATGTTTTTTTCTTTTTTGCTTCGGGGGCCGGCACAGGCAGTGGCTTCTTAGACAGATTCTTTCCAACGCAGTTCGAACATCGAATTTCCTTTGTCCCTTTCGGGGATAATGTCTACATTTTCCCCGGTGCGATGAAGGACGATCCCTTCGCTCTAGACCACTACCCATTTCAGATGACTGTCATACGCCCAGACTCCGGGGTCTGGGGCATTTCAGTCATTAATGAATATAACTTTAACGGATCCAATAACGGAGAGATCATTGTTCGGTGTGCGGCCACCTACAGGCAGAGGATGGTCTATGCTCTTTCCAATCCTGGCTTTCGCGACGTGTTGATCTGGTCAGACAGGGGTGACCCTAGGTCCATTGGCGACGACGCCATGACCAGCCGGTTCACCCGCCTCCCGGGCATGGCGGGGGACCACATTGTTGGCATGATCGAAGCCTTGCGGGTCGGTATTGGCCAGCAGGATGAATCCTTCCTACTCGTTCTCGGCCGTGACCACGCATACATCGTGACGGGTGAGACGGAGCAGTCTACCTATACGGGCACTGATTACATCGGCAGCGCCCAGCCACTCCAAGTAAACGAAATCTGCGGCTGCGCCTCCAACGAGACGTTGGTGCGGACGCCCTACGGTGTGTTGTGGGCGGGGCCTGACGACGTGTGGGGATTCGATGGTGGGTCCGTCCCACGTCGGCTCGGAACCAAGATCCGGCCCGTTCTCGCCAACACTCCCGCTCAATACCAGTACCGCTGGCACGCCGCCTACCACAACGGCTTCTACCGTCTGGCAATCTTCAGCGACGATCAAGAACCCGGCCACACCAACCCTCTGGGTGAGCAGTGGTGGTTGGATCTTCGCAATGGGATGCCCCGCCATTGGAGCGAGGCCCGCTGGTTCGGCCCGATGAAGTTCTCCATCCCTCGGGAGTACAACGCCAATCAGACCTTCGGGACCTACTTCATGTTCCCTGAACAGCGCCCGGGTCACGACGCCGCTCTCTACGAAACAGACGGTCTGGACGTGTACGCCTACGACCAGCAGGGAGACGAAGACCAGAGGCATGACCCGAACAGCATTGAAAGCACTCTACTCGGCGGGACGAACGTTGATTGGGAGATCGTCTCCAAGGAAGACGACAACCAAGACGGGATGCACGACAAGATCCACATGGGAGTAGAGATCGACATCTGGAACAGCGACAAGCTGCACCTCGGTGCGGAGTTCATCATCGACAACGGCAACCTGACCGGGAGCCATGAAGCAGACATCCCGCTCGTCTCGCCCGACCGGCAGAGGTTCCAGTCTCTCGTGCTTGAGCCGGAGGGCCGTCTGACTGGTAAGACCAATCAGATCCGCATCTACGGAAAGTCTGGCTACATCGTGGATGACTCCAACGACACCGTTCAGGTGGCCATCTCTGGCGATCCGGAGGTTTTTGAGATTCGTCTGGATAAGGGATACTACGAGGATCTTCTGGCGTTCCTTAATCACCTTGTGGAGAAGATGAACGAGGCGATGGGAGTTGTCGGGGTGACCTTCAGTCACAATCAGAATCCCCCGGCAGCTGCCTACACGGCAATCACCGGCGACATGGATTGGACCTACGTCTGCGGATCTCAATCCAGCATCAACGTCTGGTCGTCCCTCGGCTTCGACACCTCAATAGCCGTACCTCCCGATGCACTCACCCATACGGCAGTCCTGCCCGCTGTGTGGAAGCGTTCACCCAGAGTGTCCATTGCTGGTATAGTGTCGCGCATCTACCA